GATAATAAGTTTTTACCAGAGGACTATATTAAAGCATTGCTAGATATGAAAGAAAGCAATTATGTTTATTATAAGATCTATGCAGAAGGTGAATTTGCTACACTCGATAAGCTGATATACACTAACTGGAAAGTTGGAGATTTTAATTATAAAGAACTTATAAAAAATGGTTCGGATTTAATTGCTGTATTTGGTTTGGACTTCGGTTATATCAATGATGAATCCGCTTTTATTGCAGTTTTAGTAGATAGTATAGACAAAAAACTATATATCTTTGATGAATTCTATAAAAAAGGTTTATTGAATGATGAAATTGCAAAGGAAATTAAACGCAAAGGCTATCAAAAGGAAATAATCATTGCTGATTGTGCAGAACAAAAGAGCATTGAAGAAATAAAGCGTGAAGGTATACAGAGAATTAGACCAGCACGTAAAGGCAAGGACAGTATTATGAATGGGATACAGTTTATACAGCAATTCAAAATAATAGTGCATCCTAGTTGTGTAAATGCGATTGAGGAATTAAAGAACTATACTTGGTTAAAAGACAGAAACACAGGTGAATATATAAATAAGCCTATTGATAAGTACAATCATTTGTTAGATGCTCTTAGGTATAGTTTAGAAAAATTAAATGTCAAGAAAGTAAGAGTAAGATTTATATAGCTAAGGAGGTGACTAAAATTATATGAACATATTTAGTAAGTTGTTTGATAAGACAGGCAATAAACCACAATCACAGCAAAAGAAATATAATGGATATGCTTCACAAATGATAAATATACCACCTAATCTAAGTACAGGTGATTTCTTACGTTCCTATGGTGAAATTGGATGGCTTTATGCTTGTGTAAGTAAGATAGCACAGAACGTAGCAGATGTTGAATGGTCAGCTTATGTTAATGGTGATACTAACAATGAGGTTACGGAAAATCAAAGCCAAGCTTTAGCTGTATTAAATAATCCTAATCCGTTTACAAGTAGATATGAGTTAATGGAAATGACTGATATGTATATGAGTTTATGTGGTAAATGCTTTTGGGTATTGGAGAAGGATAAGGCAGGTCGTAACAGGGAAATATGGTGTATAAGTCCTATGGATATGTGGATTGTTCCAGATGTTAATAATTATATCAAAGGCTATATCTATAAAACAGGATTTCAAGAAATACCTTTTGACCCGGATCAAGTTATATTCTTCAGTATGCCGGACCCATATAATCAATATGGTGGAGTTGGTCCAGCACAAGGTGCAAGAAATAGTTTAGAAGTAGATAAGTATTCTAGTGAACATAACCGTAATTTCTTTTATAACGGTGCCAAATTAAGTGGAATACTTAATGTTGAAACAGATTTAGATGATGATAGTTGGGATAGATTAACCGCACAATTTGAGGATAAATACAGAGGTGTAGATAATGCACATAGAATAGCAATTATAGAAGGTGGCAAAGCTAATTTCAATGATTTAACAATGAATAATAAAGACATGGATTTCTTTAATCTTAGACAATTGACAAGAGATGAAATTCTAGGAGTGTTTGGAGTTCATAAATCAATCTTAGGACTTACTGATGATGTAAGTAGGGCAAATGCTGAAACTGCTGAGTATGTATTCCAGAAGCATGTTATAAGACCAAGACTAAGAAGAATACAAGATAAACTTAATAATGAGTTTGTAAAGTTATTCGGCGAAAATATTAAGTTGCAATTTACGGATCCAGTACCTGAAAACAAGGAATTTTTAGTTGATGCTTTAAATCAATTGGTTAATAAATGTATTGCACCGAATGAGGGCCGACAAATATTAAACAAGATGTTTGATGATGTAAACTTAGAGCCATTACCGAATGGGGATGTGATTTACTATATTAATAATTTAGTACCTATGGGAACACCTCCGCCAACAGTACCTAATAGTAATGGTGGTGATAATAACAATGATATTAGCAATGATAGTACTAACAACAGTAACACTAACAGTAATATTGATGATAGCAGCAACAATAATGATGATAATGAAAATAATTTAGATAAAAGCATTAAAAAAAAAATCCAAAAGTCAACTAAACTTAAGATAAAACGGCTATTACAAAAGAGTAATTCTACAAGGATACAGGAAAGAGATAAGTTGTCAAAACCACTTGAAGATGAATTTGGAGATACTATAACTAAATATCTTAATGCTATGCAAGATGATGTTGTTAAGAAAATTGGTAATGGTAGCAAAGACCCAGTGGACTTAGATGTTTGGGGTAAAACATTACAGGCTATTGTTGAACCTTTATACACAAAGATATTTAAGACTGGTGGTAATGCTGTAGTTAATGAGTTTAAATCTATTAGTAACAGTATAAATAAAGATTTAGGTGTCAGCTTTAATCTCAAAGACCCAAATGTACAAAAGGTAATACAAAATAAAGTTATGAAAATTAAAGGTGTAAATCAAACTACAAAAGACAGAGTAAAGGATGTTATTCAAGATTCTTATAATTCAGATGAAGGTTATAATATTCAAGATGTTATAGGAACACTTAAAAATGATTTCACGTTCAGTCCTCAAAGAGCTGCAACAATCGGTAGAACGGAAACACTATCTTCATTAAATCAAGCTACAATGGAAGGGTATAAGCAGAACTCGGATATTATTGATGGTAAAGCATGGTTGGCAACTGATGATGATAAAACAAGAGATAGTCATGTCCAAGCTGGTGAAGATTATTCCACAGATAGTCCAATAGATGTTAATGATCAATTTAATGTTGGAGGATATGATTGTGATTGTCCAGGGGATGATGATTTGCCTCCAGAAGAAGTAATTAATTGTAGATGCTGTCTCCAACCTGTTATAAATACTGGTTCAGATAATGGAAATGATAATAGTGATAGTAATTCACCAAGTGAAGAAAGTTATTCAGAGGATAGTGGATTATCGGATGATGCAAGTAGTAATGATAATTCTAATAATAGTGATGTAAGCAATCAAAATAGTTCCGATAATGATGATACAAATGATGAAAATAGTGATACAATAGATACAACGGAATTAACTAGAGAGCAATCATTGAAAGATTTAGGGCAATATTCTTTTAGCATTGATGGATATAGTCTAACTGGTGGTACAATAAGAGATGTAGATGTTACAGAGTTTGTAGAGGGATTTAGGGTTGTACAGCCCGTAGATTTAGATAAATCCAAACAGACATTTGATATACAACAGGTAGCAGATAAATTTAGAGAGATGCCTAAGTCTTTGACCGAAAATGTAACTGAAATACAAATACTTGATTATAGAAATAGTGATGATTTGTATTGGGAGAAAACCTATAATATAAAAGATTTTAGAAGTTATGCAACAGGTGGAAATAATCAGATACATTTCTATGCCAATGAGCAATTGAGTGTAGATCAAAATAATAGCGAATTGCCATCAACGTTAGCACATGAAGCTGGACATAATTTAGATGTTGCAGTATCAAGTCAAAACAATAGGTTTTCTAATAGTAAAGAGTGGGCAGAAATAATGGATAAGGATTTTGAATTTAAAAATAGTGGCGATTTTGGCGAGGCATATTACGACTATGGCAAGTATTGTTCTTCATATCCACAGCAAGCAAATAGTTCTTGTGAAGATTTTGCCGAGGCAGTTAATGGGTATGTTACAGATAAAGAAAGATTTTCAAAAGAGTTCCCAAATAGAACGAAGAAACTGGAGGAGTTAATGAATGTTAAGTAAGGAAACTAATATAGGAGCAACACCAAATGGCGGAGTTAAGTCTGAAATATACTACTTTAATGACAAGAATGAGGCTGTAGATAAAAAAGTAGCAACTAAAGTAACTATTAGGGAATTAGACAAAGATGGAAATTTAATTTATGAAAATTTTATGAGCAAATAAGAAATAAAGGAGTTGATAGCATTGGACAACTTCAAAATAATATACAAGATTCTCAAAATACTTGAACGTGCTATGGATGAAGATAGTTTTGATAAAAGTGAAATATCTTTTGAAGAATTAAAAATATCAGAAGCACGTTGGATAAAACTTATGGAGATGTTAGCATCAGAAGGATATATACAAGGTGTATCTATTATTAATTCACTTGGAAGA